GATTTCAAAATTTGTAGATATAGTAGTTAACGGTATAGCTGAAAGAACTTATGACATTAAAGCTTTTTCTCAAGATGTTTTTGGAATAGAAAAGAGAACACAATACATGGAGTCTATTGTAAGAGATATGCAAAGTAAAGAGTTTAATGATGCTGCAATGGAAAACTTCAATATCAATCTTTATGAAAATAAAAAAGAAGACCTACCAGAATCAGAAGAAGAATTAGCTCTTCATATGCAATTAAGTTATAAACAGGCTGTAGAATTAGCAGAAGAACAAGCTTTAAATGTTTTGTTTGAAGGTAATAATTATGAGTTAATAAAGAAAAGATTTTATTATGATTTAACGGTTCTTGGTATAGGTGCTGTTAAAACTTCTTTTAACACCTCTGAGGGTGTTGTTATAGATTATGTTGACCCAGCTAATTTGGTATATTCCCATACAGATTCTCCAAATTTTGACGATATATATTATGTTGGAGAAGTAAAAACTATACCTGTAAATGAATTAGCAAAACAATTTCCTCATTTAACAGAGAGTGATCTTGAGGATATAATGAAAAATAAATCTAGTAATAGATCTAATTATAATTCAATACATAGTTATGACAAAGAGGATAATAATACTATTCAAGTTTTGTATTTTAACTATAAAACCTATATGAATGAGGTGTATAAAATAAAAGAAACAGCTACTGGTGCAAATAAAATTATACCTAAAGATGATACCTTTAACCCACCAAAAGATAAAGAAGGTGGTTATACAAGAATGTTAAGATCTATAGAGTGTTTATATGATGGCGCTATGATTCTTGGTACAAATAAATTACTTAAATGGGAGATGGCATCAAATATGATGCGGCCAAAAAGTGATTTTACGAAAGTAAAAATGAATTATGCTATCGTTGCTCCTAGAATGTATAATGGTAAAATAGATTCATTAGTAAAAAGAATTACTGGTTTTGCAGATATGATTCAACTTACGCATCTTAAGTTGCAACAAGTAATGTCACGTATGGTACCAGATGGAGTTTATCTTGATGCTGATGGTTTAGCTGAGGTTGATTTAGGTAACGGAACAAATTACAATCCACAAGAGGCTTTAAACATGTTCTTCCAAACTGGTTCGGTAATTGGTAGATCATTTACTCAAGATGGAGATATGAATCCAGGCAAAGTGCCTATTCAAGAGATTACATCGGGATCTGGTGGAAACAAAATTCAAGCTCTTATAGGTAATTATAATTATTACTTACAAATGATAAGAGATGTAACCGGTCTTAATGAAGCTAGAGATGGTAGTATGCCAGATAAAAACGCTTTAGTTGGTGTACAAAAATTAGCAGCGGCAAATTCAAATACTGCTACTAGACATATATTACAAGCTGGATTATATTTAACTGCTGAAACAGCGGAGTGTCTATCTCTTAGAATATCTGATATCATAGAATACTCCCCAACTAGAGACGCTTTTATACAAGCTATAGGCGTACATAATGTAGCTACACTAGAAGAAATGAAAAATCTTCATTTATATGATTTTGGTATATTTTTAGAATTATCTCCAGATGAAGAAGAAAAAGCTATTTTAGAAAACAATATTCAAATGGCAATTCAACAGCAAAATATAGAGCTAGAAGATGCTATAGATCTTAGGGAAATACGTAATATAAAGTTAGCTAATCAACTTCTTAAAATACGTAGAAAGAAAAAACAAGAAAGAGATAGACAACTACAATTAGAAAATATACAAGCTCAAACTCAATCAAATGCGCAGGCTGCCCAGGCTGCTGCACAAGCAGATGTTCAAAAAAACCAAGCATTAAACGCTGGTAAAGCAGAGTTAATGCAAATGGAGGCGGAAATTGATGCTCAAAAAATGTTGCAAGAAGTTCAAATGAAAAAAGAGTTAATGGCATTAGAATTCCAATATAACATGCAATTAAAAGGTATTGAGGTTGATGGCATGAAAGAAAGGGAAAAACAAAAAGAAGATCGTAAAGACGAGAGAACAAAAATTCAAGCAACACAACAGTCAGAAATGATTGAACAAAGAAATAGTGGAAAACCACCTAAAAACTTTGAATCCGCGGGTAATGATATACTAGGTGGAGGATTTGATTTAGGGGCGTTTGAACCTAGATAAAATTTATTAATTATTATTATATTATATTATGGAAGAAAAACTAGAAGAAGTAGTTGAAGAAACTACACAAGAAACAACTGAACAAACTGAGGAAACTCCTCAAGTAAATGAATCTAATTTTGAAAGCGCTGGTGATGATAGCGTTATTAAAGTAGATTTAAGTAAACCACCAAAACCAGTAGAAGAAGAAAATGAAACTAAAGAAGATAACGCTGACGACAGCGGAGTGGTTGCAGAGTCTGAAAGTGCCGAGCCCACACAAGAACAAAAAGAAGTACAACCGGAAGCAGAAGCACAAGAAACTTCAGTATTAGAAGAGATAACAGAAGATTCTACCGAAGAAGAAGTTGCTGAAGTTGAAGAGCAAGTTGAAGAGGCTATTGCTGAGGCTCAGGCTACTGGAAAACCAATACCAGAAAATATCCAAAAACTAATAGATTTTATGGAAGATACTGGTGGAGATTTAAATGATTACGTTAAACTTAATCAAGATTATTCAAAATTAGATGATAAAAATCTACTATATGAATACTACAAGCAAACAAAACCTCATTTAAATAATGAAGAAATTAACTTCCTTATGGAAGATTCGTTCTCTTATGATGAAGAAATTGATGAAGAAAGAGATATACGAAGAAAAAAATTAGCGCTAAAAGAGCAAGTTGCCAGCGCTAGAGCCCATCTGGACGGGCAAAAGTCCAAATACTATGAAGATATCAAAGCTGGAAGTAAATTAACTCCAGAACAGCAAAAAGCTGTAGATTTCTTTAATAGATATAACAAAGAGTCAGAAGCAACTCAAAAAACAGTTAAAAAGAATACTGATATTTTTACACAAAAAACAAATAATGTTTTTAACGATAAGTTCAAAGGTTTTGAATACAATGTCGGTGATAAAAAGTACAGGTTTAATGTAAACAATGCTGAAGAAGTTAAAAATACTCAGAGCGATATAAATAATTTTACCAAAAAGTTTTTGGACAAAAATTCTACATTATCAGATGCTAAGGGTTATCACAAATCTCTATTTACAGCAATGAATGCAGACGCTGTTGCAAAACACTTTTACGAACAAGGAAAAGCTGATGCTATGAAAGATAGTGTCGCTAAAGCCAAAAACGTGAATATGGATCCAAGACAAAGTCATGGGAAAATTGAAGCAGGTGGTTTAAAATTCAAAGTGTTAGGTGATAATGCTGCTGATTTTAAGTTTAAAAATAAAAATCAAAAATAATAATTTAAAACATTTATAAAAAATGGCAATTTCAAGTGCAACGCCGATTGATGCGGCGCCAAGAAAACAAACGTTGTCGTCTAATTATGTAGACTTTACATCAAGTGATACTGAAGGATGGGCGCAACAATACTTACCAGATCTTATGGAAAAAGAAGCTGAGATCTATGGTAAAAGAACAATCGCAGGATTTTTAGCTCAAGTAGGAGCTGAAGAAGCTTCTGCAGCTGACCGAGTTGTTTGGTCTGAACAAGGTAGATTACATTTAGCGTATAAAGGAACAATTGCTGGTTCTCCAGCTGGTGATGCTAGTGATAATATCATTACTATTACTAAAGATATTGATGGTAATACAATTGCTTCAGGTGAGCATGGTATTAGAAAAGGTGATATCGTTATTGTTTCTCAAGCAACTGCAACTGTTAGAGGTTATGTAGACGATACTAGTGCAACTACTATCACTGTACATCCTTACAACGAAGCTGATTTAGATGCCGCTGGTTTATCAGATGATTCTACTGCTGACGCTGTAAGAATACTAGTTGTTGGTTCTGAGTTCGCTAAAGGAACAGCTGCTAGAGACTCTGCTAACTCTCCAAAGTTCAAATCTCATATGAACAAACATATTATCTTAAAAGATTTCTACGAAGTATCAGGTTCTGATGCATCTGCAATCGGTTGGGTAGAAGTTTCCGGTGAGGAAGGACAAAATGGTTACTTATGGTATCTAAAAGCTGAAGGAGACACTAGAGCTCGTTTCGCTGATTATTTAGAAATGTCTATGTTAGAAGGTGAATTAACAGTTGCAAACTCTGTTATTGATCTTCAAACTGGTACTGATACTGGTGCTGATGGTTCTGGTACTGAAGGTTTATTTAAAGCTATTACTGCTAGAGGTCACCAAACTACAGGTGTTACTGGTGTTAT